CTCCTTTTTGGATAAAGAACTCCAAGAGTATTATGAAGCAAGATTTGACATGATGTCAAGTAAAGGATGGAAAGATCTTTTAATTGATGTTGAAAAAATGATTGAAGAAAGAAACAATTTGATGGCTACTAAGAGTTTAGAAGAACTAAACCTTAGAAAAGGTCAGCTAGATGTTCTTTACTGGATCAAGACACTCAAACAACTATCCGAAGAATCATGGGAGCAACTCAATGAAAAGGATGTTTGAGTTTAGATGTGGTGAAGGTCATCTAACAGAAAGATATATTGACGAGAAGGTAAAACATATTGACTGTCCTTCTTGTGAATGTATAGCTCTCCGTATTATTTCTAGTCCGCGTATTTCGTTGGAAGGTGTCACAGGAGACTTTCCAACAGCAGCAGATGCTTGGGCAAGAAAGCATGAGGAGGCTACAAGAGTTGCCAATAAACGCAGAGAGGGTTAGCGTCAGGTAACATTTTTTAATTCCTAAAATCACAAACGTGACAGGAGATAGCATGGCGAAATTTGAAGATCCGTTTGAAGAAGCATTCAACATGGAGCAAGAAGAAGAGGAACAGAAACCTGAAGAGCAAGTTGAAGAACCAGCTCAAGAGGAACAACCTGAACCAGAAATACCGGATAAGTATCGTAACAAATCTATTCATGATATTGTTAAGATGCACCAAGAAGCTGAAAAGCTCATCGGTAAACAAGCTCAAGAAGTTGGTGAAGTTAGAAGACTAACTGATGAATTACTTAAACGGGAACTCTATCAAAAACAAGCTAATCAACCCCAAGAAGATGAGACTGATCTAAACGATAAATATTTAGAAGACCCAGTAGGTACGCTAAATAAAGCTGTAGATAATCATCCTGCTATTAAAGAAGCAAAAGCACAAGCCTTTGCTTACAAGCAACAGCAGGTTGAACAGAAACTTAGAAAAGAGTTTCCTAATTTTGATGACGTAATCCAAGACACACAGTTCTTTGAGTGGATTAAAGTTTCACCAATAAGAACTAGGTTGTTTACCGAAGCTCATTCTCAATATGATTATGATTCTGCTGCTGAATTAATTTCAACATGGAATCTTATGAATAGAGATAAGCAGTCAAAACAATCTGACATGGTTATTGATTCTAAAAAAGAAACCGCTAAGAATCTTAAAGCTGCTACAGTTGATACTGGCTCACCTGCTCCGAGTTCTAAAAAGACTTATCGTAGGACTGATCTTATTAATTTACGTTTACGTGATCCAGATCGCTACTATGCTATGCAAGATGAAATTATGGACGCATATGCAACAGGGCGTGTCAAATAGAAAGGAAATAAAAAATGGCACTTGGTACTAATCACGTTACCCTTACTACTGCGGATAAATTTATCCCAGAGATTTGGAGTGACGAAATCATTGCAGCTTACAAGCAAAATCTTGTTGCTGCTAATCTGTTCTCTAAAATGTCTTTCAAAGGTAAGAAAGGCGATACGCTTCACATTCCGAAGCCTACTCGTGGTTCTGCTTCTGCAAAGGCTGCTTCTACTCAGGTAACGCTTATTGCTGCAACTGAGTCAGAAGTTCAAGTTCTTATCAACAAGCACTACGAGTATTCACGTTTGATCGAGGATATCGTAGAGACTCAAGCACTTAGCTCTCTCAGACGATTCTACACAGATGACGCTGGTTACGCTCTTGCTAAACAAGTTGATACAGACCTTATCCAGCTTGGTCGTGGTGTTAATGGTGCTACTGTTGGTACTAATGACTACGCTACTGCTGCTGCTTCAACCAACGCTTGGATCGGTTCAACTGGTGCAACGGCATACAACTCTTCATCTTCAAACGCTGCTGCGCTTGGTGATGCTGGTATCCGTCGTTCAATCCAGAGACTTGATGACAATGACGTTCCTATGACGGATCGTTTCCTTATCATCCCACCTAATGTTCGCAACACTTTGATGGGTCTTAACAGATTCACAGAGCAGGCTTACACTGGTGAGGCAGCTGGTGGAAACACTATCCGCAATGGTCAGGTAGGTGACGTATACGGTGTTAAGGTATATGTAACTACCAATGCTGATACTGGTGCTGGTAACTCAGCAACTGACCGTATCTGCTTGCTTGCTCATAAAGACGCTTTTGTTCTTGCTGAGCAAATGGGTGTACGTTCTCAGTCACAGTACAAGCAAGAGTACCTCGGAACTCTCTTC